GAGGTGTAAAAACTTCACCAAACTTCTGTACTGTGTTGATCTCTTCCATAGATTGCAGTTTTAATGACATTATAGCACATTATCCCCAGTTGTTCATAAACTCTTCAAGGGTGTAATGTTCATCTGTGCTGGTTTCTTCAATCAATTCTTTAATACTCATTTTTTCTAGCATTTCACAGTATTCATCTAGTGTAGGATCAGTTTCAGGGTTGAAATCATCATGGCAGAGATAATCATATTCTGCACACAATGCCTCGACTAATTGTTGCTTAGTGTAGTTCATCGACGGATCTCACTGATAGCGGGTTGACCTTGATTGAAGACGACATCAACAACTGCCTGTACTTTGCGTGCGGTGCTGATACCAACCGAGTCATAAGTTGGGACACAAACTAGCCCAAAGGTCTTAGATTCTGCACCCAAACGGATAACACGACCGATAGATTGACTGATGCCAATGTAATCCATGTTCCGCATGAAGATAACTGCTTCGAGTCCTTTGACATTGATACCCTCAGACAGAATACTGTGGTGGATAACAACAAACTTCTTGCTAGGATCTTTGCCCCAAGCGTTCAGCGTGTCAAAGAACTTTTCACGGTCAACTTTCTTACCATCAATGATTGCACCAGTCTTAGATGTAATCGTCATCCAAGAATATCCACGCTGTGCAAGTTCAACGCAGAAATCAGACTGAGAAATAAGACCAACAATCTGCTTGGTTGTGCGAGCACAAATCAGAGTCTTGTCGATGTTGTTCTCATCGATAGTTTCCAGCAGATTGTCACTGTCCTCTGCATACATTACCTTACGACCCTTGATAATATCAAGTTTCTTAATCACAACTTTGGGAGGAAGAATATAACCCTGCTCAACAAGTTCAGGGGCAGGAACATTTGCAATAACCTGACCATAAACAGACCAATTCATGCCTGGTTTCTTAGGAGTCAGAGAATGTTTTGGTGTTGCAGTATAGAAATAGCAACGATCTGCGTTCTCTGCAAAGAACTCAGTAGCAGGGAAAAAGTGACGCTGAACACTGTTATGTGCCTCGTCAAAATAGATCGTATTGACCTCAATATCTGCATCCATCACACGATGCAGCGAGTGATATGTGGTGAAGATGATAACATTCTCACCCATACTGCGAGCACAGTTTGCAAACAGATGAATCTTTTCTGCTTTAGTTGTGCTAGTGTAATGTGTTTCTCCACTGTGAACGTGCATCACATGCAGATATGGGTCACTGTTGTTAGGATCAATGACCTCCATAAATTCACTGCACAGTTGCTCTGCCAACAAAATGCGGGGAGCAACAACAACAGTGGTGGTGCCGTTGTTGATAGTATTGTGACGGCGCTGAGTATCAACAATCATGGTGAGAGTTTTGCCACCACCAGTCGGAACAATCACCTGACCTTTGTTGTACCCAAGCATACGATCAAGGATGCGTTGTTGATGAGGACGAAGGGAAATAGTCACAGTAGGTGGATTGATACCAAAAACATATTCTAGCACCCTTGTAGACCCTTGTAAAGGGCACTCAGAGTGCTTACACAATAGGAACGCTTTAGAGGTGAGTAATATTTTACGTTGACATTCTCTTATTCACTCTGCCTGCAATCTTCATCTTACCTTTCTTGTCAGGGTTCTGACCTGTTGCTTTTTTATACTTATCAGTTTCCTGCTGCTTAAATACACTCCTCAAATATCTCTCACCTTCACCTCTAATCTTATCACGTTCTGCTCTAGTTTTACCCGATGCTTTCTGTGGTTTGTAATTAGGATTTACTTTTTTTGCTTGCTTCTTCTTCAGTAATTCACTAGCAGTTGGTGTTGCTTTCTTCTCTGGTGCTGGTTTGCCACCTCTTTTAGCAGCAATTCTTGCCTGTGCTGCTTTCTTTCTTTCTGCTTTTGCTGCTGCTAATTGTTTCTCTCTTGCAGAACCTCTCTCCTGTTCAGGTTGCTGCTCTCTTTCACTACGCTTACGTTGAGTGCCAATATCTTTGCGTGGTTTATAATCTTTAGCGGGGACCATTTTGCCCCCGCCAGCAGCTTTCATTCTCCTCTTTTCTGGTGCTGATTTCTTTCTATCAGCACCAATCCTTCCACCTTCGCCAGTCTTTCTAATCTGACTCCTTCCCTGTACTTCAGGGTCGTATGCTTCATTGATAAACTGAACGAAGGTTTTCATTTACTTTTTACTCTATCCTCCTGTTATTTATTTGGCAGAGGATTTGTAAACCATATCATTCTCATACATTTCTTTTACCCTGATACTTCGCATTTCTTTCAATTCGTTATACCTTTTTTGTTGTTCTGTGGTATATGTGAAACTTTGACGTTTCCAAGTTTCACGCAGTTCTTGCATTTCTTGGAGCACAGTTGAGGAGTTCATAATCAATAATCGATGTTGGAGTTCAGGTATTCTTCAATGGAGAACTTTTGTTCGTCTTCAATCAAATCTTCAAGGTCTTCATAAACATGGTCAAAGTTTACAAGTTCTTCAACTTGTTGTTCAGAAAGGTAGTAGTCCATGGCAGTGGTGATTACAATAATGAAACAGTTTAGAGGTGAGTAATATTATTATGGGTCTTTATGTCTGTATTGTTGTGATTTATATTCATCATCAGACCTTTCCCGTCTATTCTTCACATATTCTAACTCCTCCCAACAAAAGTTAGGGCACACAAGTAAAATGTGATTCTTCTTGTGACATGTTCCTTTGTCGCATATAACATCCTTCACACCAATCTCAATACTGAGAGAATCATCGCATTTGAAATAGACCCATCCCTCATGTTCTTTCCATTTTACATAGTCATCAACCTGAGGAATGTATTTCATTGAAATGCTGCCATCAAAGGATTAAGATTTAACTGCATAGCAGAGTATGAACGTGTTTTGCTAATGTCTACCTTATCTCCACACTTGGTGGAGTTAATAGGCGCGAAATAGCACTTCTTCTTTCTATCGTAGAATCCCCAGATTGTAAAAACAGGATCGGAAGTGTAAGAGTAAACATCAGGGTGACGCAACCAAATAGAAAGTAAGTTGCGTTTATGTTGTCGTACTTTGTATTCATACCCTTTAGGTGGTTTGTGAGGAAAATCACTAGGCAATTCGATCACGTTGTGAACTCCTCTACGACACCTGAATCGACACTCTTAGCAAGTTCAAATGCACGAGACTTGAGAATATTTTCTCGCAAATTTGAATAGTATTGTTGATTGAAACCCTCTGCATCTTGTGCAGTGATTAGATCAAAACACTCATCATCATCTTGTGCGATTACATTCCAAATTCCACCATATTCACTTGAAGGGAATGGAACATAATGATCCACAACATAAAGAAACTTGTCAGTCATTGTCCTCGTTAGATGTCCTCTCAATTTTAGTGTACCGATTGATTCCTGTCAAATTACATAATTGGCGTTCCAATTCATACTTAACAGGGGAAAGGTGACTATAAATGTAACCTTTCCACTCATTATCATTAGTCAGAGAGACAAGATTGTCAACCTGATAGAGTGCCAGAATCAGTTTAGTTTGCTCGTCCATCGTTACAGAAAAACTCTGCGATGTAGTAGTCTACAGTGACTTCCAACTTTGCTGCTTCTTCTTCACATTGAGCAATGAAATCATCAATCATACGTTCTGCTTGCAATTCTTTGCGGTCGTCGTTGTACTCAATCATCAGGCAGGAATCTCCACGGGTTCAGGTGCAATCATATCATCAAACTGGTGCATGTCATAAGCAAACCAGTTACCATTGCGGAAGATGTAAGAGTATTCTTCACCCATAGAGAAGAACTCTTCCATGTCCTTATCATAACGAGGAGGGCAATTCTCACCACGAGCAGAATAATACTCAGGGCCATACTTGTTACCATCGGTGCGATCTTTGCCCCAAACAGTATCACTCCAGCAAGATGACATATCGCCACCATCAATCAGTTCTGCTACTTTCTCCTTCGTATTATACTCCTCTGTGAGTACCTTACCCAACCAAGAAGGATAACCATCCCAATGATGATAGGCAGAAAGAATAGAACCATCATTGAGTTCAATGCCGATGCGAGAACGTGTTGCCATGATAAAAAGAAAGTGGAAACCAGGAGACCACCCTGGCAATTAGTTTAGTCACTTAAGTGAGGTCAGTATGAGAGGCGGTTCTGCGGATGAGAACACATTTGATTTACCTCTCGTGGTTGTTGTTCGGGGTCGCCCCCTCACACTATAGAGACACTTTAGAGGTGAGTAATATTTTTCTTACTCTTTTGTCCTTGCTTTTTGTACCAAATACTCAGCAAATTCTTCCATCTTATCAGGGTGAATTGCCTGGATTCCTGCTTGCTCTACCGCAATTTTCATAGATTCAATGTGCTGTTGTTCAATTTTCTTGTCTTTGGGTAGAGTCATGGGCAATCTCCTTGATGTAGTGACATGCTAACATGCCAGTTCACAATTAGTTAGCAATTTAATCTTTTCTTTGGGATTGCGTTGTGAATGTTAATCATGCCACAATCTCGTTCCTGGATATTTCTCTTCTATTTCTTTTTCAACCTTAACTAAAAATTCCTCCATATAAGGTTGCCAAACCTTAATGAAGGAAGGTAAAGGGGAGTCTTTGTACATTCTTTTTGCTTTAAGATCGCCCCAAATGTGAATCAATTCTTCTTTTGAAAGATCCATTACTATTAGTAATCTGCTGGTGCCCCCAGTATAGGTGATCCCCAGTTTTTATCAAGGTCATTCACCTTTTCATCCTCTGCAATGTCTTCATTCTCCCAAAAATCTTGCCAATCTTCAGGAGTTGCTTCACTGATGTTGCTCTTCATGTTGTTTCTGTTGTTTGATGCGTTTTTTTACCATTTTAGCAAATCTTACATCCTCTGCTGTATACCAGTCAGGGTGTTTCTTTGCACGTTTGATAATTTTCTTTGCTGCTTTTTTATCGGATAGGTCTTTCACTATCTTGTTTGTAATTGATACCTTATTTATAATTTGCCACCAACTTTTCCATCATTAACAACACGAGTGTAATTATCTAATGTACCATCTTGCAGGCATTTAAGATGCCAACGTGACATTTCTAGTACAACTTGTTTATCCAAACCAAATAAAAAGTCATCACCATTTTTTAGAACACTTTTCCACATGAATCTAGTTTCTTCCATTCGGAAGGCATCATCAATCCACTCATGTTCTGCAATCTCTGGATGTTCAGTCGTTGTCTTTTCCGTCTTTGTTGAATCCAAATGGTCCCTCCTTTTCTTCTAGTGCTAGTTTCAGTGCCACACCACCGACTGCTTCCATTACTTTTAGGATGTCTTCTGGTTTAGCATCTTCACCTAGTTCTTTGGCAACATACCAATACTTTGGCCAAAATGTTTCACCTGCTTTTTGATAGTCTTCAAGTGTAAGTAGTTTCATTTACCTACTCCATAGTCACCACCTTCTTCTGCATGTTTCTTCTCAAGTTCGTGCAGTTTCTTCACTGCTTCGATAACTTCTGGTGTTTCTTCCCATTCAAAAGTATCACCACTTTTGGTTACAAATTGTCTTTTAGTCATAGATGTTCTTTCCTACTGTCAAGGTAATGAATAATTTCTGAACGCCATTCCATCAATTCATGGAAACATTCTTGTTCATGTGCATATACACGGAGTTCAGGATCTGGTTTCAAAACACTATCATAGAAAATGAAAAATGCTTCTCTTCTCTTCTGATCCTTGTCATTTGTCATTGAATGATCTCCCAGTGAGTGTCTTCATTGTTTTCATCCATCCAAAAGAAGTAACGACCAGAGATAGATGCCAAGAAAACTTGTCCATCTTTACGTTGTTCAACTCTACATGAATGAAGGTTGTCCATCATATTGGCAAAACGGTTTTTTGCCTTAGAAGTCTTTGGTTTGACGCAAAGAAATTCTGTTTTCATTGAGCTCATAGTTTAATCAACCCTGACAGAGTTATTGTAATGGTTTTTGGGATGCTTGTCAAGCAGTGTAAAGATTGTAAAGGATTTCCTCCATCTTTTCTGCTTCAATCTCCCATGGTTGGTCACTATAATCAGTGTTGGAGTGGTCAATGCCTTTCCAAAGGGTCTTTCCACGCATTTCTTTTAGATTGCCCGTAACATGTTGATAAACGTGCCACAGTTCATGTAAAAGAGTTCTAGTATATAGTTCCACATCCATGCGGTTGTGTAACTCAATATCAAATACACGAGGTCTACAACCACCTTCAGCAGTGCACCAACCGAAGACACCCTCACGCAACAATCCACGATGATTGATAGTAATGTCTAGTTTGTGTCGTGGTAGATACTTACCAATAAACCAAATTACAATGTCTTCACATCGTCGCTGGTTATACTTGTACCCAGTAGTTTCAAAGTAGAGCATCAATCGCCAGCGATGTTACACGGGTGCCCCATTGCATCATCCACATGAATGTGCCAATGAAGATTAGTTTCTCTGTGGTGGTCATTGGTTCTTGCTTTCACTATAGGGACACTTTAAGGGTGAGGTATATTGACACCCTGATGATTACCATATATAATCTATCATAAATGACCTTATACGATGTCAATAAGTTTTGATGACCTGACTGGTGGCAAGATTAAGCAAGCACCACCACAGATTCAACAACCACAGCAAGCACAAGACGAATTGCTTTCGTTATTTCCAACACCAGTTCTCATTGCACAGTATCC